ATACAGTATCTGAGTTAACCCAATAAGACCAACATGGTTTCCACATAGGGAAGTGGTCTTTTAATGTCATCCCTTTAACACCATCGTACTGAGGAGCATGTGCCGCCAAAAATGTCTCAAAGCGCGCATCATGGTTTCCTAGAGTCCAGATTAATTCTGCGGCCTTAGATGCTTTTTCAATGCCATTCATAAACTCTTGGCACGCCTCTAACTCTTCTTTGACTGATGGAGTCTGAGCCCAGCCTATCCTTGGGTGTCGGGATGCCTGGGATCCGTCAAATACATCTCCGTTGGCTATCACAACCTTTGGCTTAAACTCTTTGATAATCATCAGCAACGCCCTATAGGCAGTAGTGTAATCATCTGGCCAGAAGTGAGCGTCTGAGAATACAACTACGCGCCCCTTTTCCATTTCAATTCCACGCCGAGCATTACCGGGTGTCTGCTCCATTCTATTTATAATTAATTCTTGTCTTTGACTATTAAATGTTGGCAACTTAACACCATGCCTACATTCAATTGATCTGCGCCTATTCATTACAGACCTAGGGTTTAGTTTGTGCTTTTCTGCAAACAGGCCAGGACTACCCAATTTATTCCACTCTTCTATAAATTGTTCATCTGTGAGATGATATCCTGACATATTTTCTTTCAAAAATTTTGCATATTGTTGTTTATACAGTATATTTACTAAAATATCATTAAAAAGGTAATCAATGTCTAGAACTAAAGAGATGAGTTCTAAAGCGTTACCAGAGTCTGGCCTTAATTTAGACTTCTCTAAAAGCCCAGAAGTATACAATTTTTTAACAAGCAACGCATTTGTGCGTGGCATGATGGGGCCAGTAGGATCTGGTAAATCATATGCTTGTGCCGCTGAAGTATTTATCAGGGCAATTCAGCAAAAGCCCTCTCCTATCGATGGTGTCCGATATACCCGTTTTGTTATCGTACGAAACTCGTACCCAGAGCTTAAGACTACCACAATCAAGACCTGGTTAGACCTATTCCCAGAGAACACCTTTGGGCCAATGCTCCATACACCGCCTATTACCCACCACATCCGCTTACCCAGTAGGGAAGGCGCGGCTGGCATTGATTGCGAGGTTATTTTCCTAGCCCTTGACCAGCCAAAAGATGTGCGAAAGCTACTTTCTTTGGAGTTGACGGGCGCGTGGGTCAACGAGGCGCGAGAGTTGCCAAAGGCTGTCATTGATGGCCTTACACACCGAGTAGGTAGATACCCTACTAAGCGTGATGGTGGCGCATCTTGGCATGGTATTTGGATGGATACCAACCCGATGGACGATGACCATTGGTGGTTTAGGATGGCAGAGAAAGAAAAGATGACGGGCGCGTATGCTTGGAAGTTTTTTAAGCAGCCTGGTGGCGTAATAGAGATATCTAAAGATGAGTTGCCAGAGAACCCAGAGGCTAACGACTGCATCTTTGCGTCTGGCAAATGGTGGCAATTAAACAACAAAGCTGAGAATGTGGCTAACCTACCAGCGGGTTACTATCAGCAAATGCTATTAGGTAAAAATTTAGATTGGATTAGATGCTATGCCGAGGGAAAATACACCTATGTTCAAGAAGGTAAGTCAGTTTGGCCGGAATATAACGATAACATTATGTCTGGTGATGTCGAGTTGGATCTCTCGGTTCCGCTCCAAATAGGATTGGACTTTGGTTTAACCCCGGCGGCGGTCATTGGCCAGCGCTTACCGAATGGAAGGTGGGTAATCCTTGATGAGATTGTTACTTTTGATATGGGTTTGGAGCGTTTTGGTCATCAACTTGTGTCCGAAATCAACGCCCGATACCCTAATATGCAAGTTCTTGTATGGGGTGACCCAGCCGGTATGGCCAGAGATGCAATCTATGAGGTTACCGCCTTTGACTTTCTTAAAACACTAGGGCTAAAAGCTCAACCCACCCCATCTAATGATTTCAAGGTACGCCGAGAGTCAGCAGCCGCGCCCATGCAACGCCTTATTAACGGCAAGCCAGGGCTAATTGTTGACACAAAATGCAAATTATTGCGTAAATCACTAGCTGGTGGGTACCACTTCAAGCGTATATCAGTCGGATCGGGGCAAGAGCGCTTTAGAGATGCCCCAAATAAGAATGAACACTCCCACGTTGGCGATGCCTTTGGGTATCTACTACTAGGTGGTGGCGAATACAAGCGCATGACCAGGGGCAATCTAGGGGCATCTAAGACATTCATAGCCCAAACTGTAGCTAATAGCGACTTTGATATTTTTTCCAGATGAAAGTAACCATACCTTACGACATCATGAATGATGAGATGCATCCCAAAAGAGGGGTGTTCTATCTGCCATTCGTTATTGACCACTTTGACCAGCTTGATACCAATCAACCAGAACTCTTAGCTGTAGCCAGGGGCTATAACCTTAGATCCATGATATCAAGTCAATCTATGCTCGGCACAGCGGTTACTGCTTTCTATAGAAACAAGCCAATAGCCATTTTTGGGGTTGTTTTGTTTTGGGGTGGGGTTGGTGAGATGTGGAGCATTTTTGATAATCAAGCAAGAGAACATCCAACATCAATGTTGCGATGCGGTCGCTCATTTGTAGATATCGCAAGCCGATATCTCAACTTGCACAGATTACAAATAACTGTTAGAACTGACGATATTCGGGCAATACGTTATGCGAAAGCATTAAAGTTTGAGACCGAAGCGGTTTTAAAGAGGTATGGCCCTGATAAGGTGGATTACTTACTAATGACGAGGTAACAAATGGGTGGATTATTTGGTGGATCTCCAGATACTAGCGGCGCAGAGCGCGCAGCTGCTGAGACTAAAGAAGAAACAGCAAGAATACGCACACAAGCTGAAGAAGAAAAGCGCGAACTTGCAGAGCAAAACGCAGCTCGTACTAGAGCGCGTGTTCGTGGCGGTAGCCGGATGTTGTTATCGGACACACGCTTAACCCCAGAGACAGGCATTCAAACGCTTGGCTCTACCGATATGAAAGGATATTAATCATGGGCGGAGTATTTGGTGGTGGTGGCGGATCAAAAGCGCCAGTAGCTGAAGTAAAAAAAGAGGTAGAAACTCCAGTTGAAAAAGCAACGCAAGCACAAGAAGAGGCTGGTGCAAAATTGCGTGGTGCAAGGCGCAGAGGCCGTCAACTTCTATCTGATGCACGATTAAATTCAGAGATGAAGACGCAAGAAACCCTCGGTTCTAGTCAAACTTTATAAAGGAATCAGTAATGAGTGCAACTAAGAAACACTACTTACCTAGCGGTAAAGAGTATAAAGGTGCAACACACAAGGAAGGTTCTATGCTTATGACAGGTGAAAAACACACAGCCACAAGCAAAAAGCTAAACCACACTAAATTAAAGGACAAGAAATGAAAAACGGACTTTATGCCAACATTAACGCCAAGCGTGAGCGTATTGAGGCGGGATCTAAAGAAAAGATGCGTAAGCCTGGCTCTAAGGGCGCACCAACTGATGCACAATTTAAACAGGCGGCCAAGACTGCAATGAAGCCTAAAAAGAGCTAGTGAAAAAAGAGCATAAGAGTCCAAGCGGTGGTCTTACCGAGGCTGGCCGCAAATACTTTAAACGCACAGAAGGTAGCAATTTAAAAGCTCCTGTAAGTGAAGGAATTAATCCGCGGCGCGTATCGTTTGCTGCTCGGTTTGCTGGTATGTCTGGCCCACTCGTTGATGAGAATGGAAAGCCAACACGCTTAAAGCTGGCTCTAAAGAAGTGGGGATTTGGTAGCAAAGAGGCAGCTCGCAACTTTGCGAATACGCACAAAAAGGATTGATATGGCTGAGATGATGAGATTAAAACCGGAGGATATCCTCAAGCGCCACGATATAGCGTTGCGTAAGAAAGAGGATTTTAGAGACCTATACGATGAGGCATATGAGTTCGCTCTGCCACAACGCAATCTTTATGACGGGTATTATGATGGTAAGGTAGGCGGCGCTAAGAAAATGAACCGCGTATTTGACGCAACGGCCATCAACTCAACCCAGCGTTTCGCCAACCGATTGCAGTCAGGTATCTTCCCACCACAGAGAAAATGGTGCCGTTTAGAAACTGGCCCAGATATTCCAGAAGATCGCAAAGCAGAGGCATCAGCAGCTCTTGATATCTACGCAGACAAGATGTTTGCAACTCTTAAGCAGTCTAACTTTGATATTGCAATGGGCGAGTTCTTGCTAGATCTTGCAGTTGGTACAGCAGTAATGATGGTTCAGCCTGGTGATGACACTAGCCCCATTAACTTCATTCCTGTGCCACAATTCTTAGTAGCGTTTGAAGAGGGCGCTAACGGCCAAGTAGACAATGTATACCGCCGTATGCGTATCAAGGGTGAGGCAATCATTCAGCAATGGAAAGATGCCACCATCCCATCAGACCTACAACAAAAGATTGACCAAAAGCCAACCGAAGACTTTGAGTTGATTGAGGCTACAGTATTTGATCCAAAGCGTGGAGATTTCTGCTATCACGTTATCCACAAAGAGTCTAAGCAAGAGCTGGTCTATCGCAGACTCAAGAAGAGTCCTTGGGTAGTCAGTCGCTACATGAAGGTGGCTGGTGAGATATACGGCAGAGGCCCATTGATTACTGCGTTGCCTGATATCAAGACATTGAATAAAACACTAGAGCTAGTATTAAAGAACGCATCTTTAGCTATATCCGGTGTGTATACCGCAGCTGATGATGGAGTTCTTAATCCAGCAACTGTCAAGATTATCCCAGGCGCAATTATTCCTGTAGCGCGTAATGGTGGCCCACAAGGCGAATCACTAAAACCATTGCCAAGAGCTGGTGATTTTAATGTAGCCCAAATTATCATGGGAGATCTACGCGGGAACATTAAACGCATACTGCTAGACGAGAGTTTACCTCCCGATAATATGTCTGCTCGCTCCGCAACTGAAGTTGTTGAGCGCATGAAAGAGCTAAGTCAAAATCTTGGATCAGCTTTTGGTCGATTGATTAACGAGACCATGATTCCGCTTGTATCCAAGATACTGCAAGTAATGGATGACAGAGGCATTATCGATATGCCTTTGCGTGTCAATGGTCTAGAGGTTAAGGTAGCGCCAGTTGCCCCATTAGCTATGGCACAGAATATGGAAGACGTAACTAATGTAATGCAGTTCGTACAGATGGCTCAAGGGTTTGGGCCAGAGGGTCAAGCCACACCGAAGATGGGCGAGATTACAGATTACATTGCAGACAAGTTAGGCATCCCAACAAAGTTGCGTAATGATTCAGCAGAGCGTCAATACAACCTCCAGCAGATTGCACAACAGGCAGCTCAGGTTGCCGAGCAAAACCCAGAGGCTGTACCAGAAATGTTAAAAATGGCTGGGGGCTAAACAATGAATGTTGACGGATGGGCTGGCCTAGAAAGTGTAGTTACAGATATTCGCGATGTTGACCAATCAGTAGAAGACCTAAACAAATTATGCCTCCGAGTTCTCAGCTCAGAGGATGGCGAAAAACTAATGAAGTGGTTAAGAGCCACTTTGTTAGAGCAGCCGGTTGCCTTGCCTGGCGCTGATCCTAGCTATGCTTTTTACCGAGAAGGACAAAACAGCGTAATTAGGGATCTTGAAGCAAGGATTAATAAAGCAAGGAAAATGTAAACATGGAAACTACCGAAGCAGTCCAGCCCACAGAGAATGGTGGCCTACTGGACTCAGTAACAACTGAGGACAGCCAAGGTACCGAGCAGCAAAACCCAGAATCAACACAGATATCTCATTTAGCAGAGCAAGAGGATGACACTCCGCTAGACCGGCCTGATTGGTGGCCTGAGAACTTTTGGAAGAAAGACGATTCAGCCCCCGATCTAGAGGGCATAGCCAAGTCTTGGATGGATCTTAGGAAACAGATATCGCAAGGCAAACACAAGGCACCCGCAGATGGTAAGTATGATGCATCCGCATTTGGTGCTGTTCCTGAGAATGACCCAGTTCGTAGCCACGTTATGAGTTGGGCGCAAGAGAATGGGATATCGCAACTCGCTTTAGATAGTTTGGTCGGCAAGGTTGTTGGTATGGGGGCAGAGAAAGTAGAGTCTGTAACCAGATCACTTGCTGAAGAGAAAGCATCTCTTGGCCCTAACGCAGATGTCATTATTAAAGGAATGACAGATTGGGCTAGAGGTCTTGTAAACAAAGGGGTATGGGGCAAAGATGATTTTGAAGAGTTTA